CTAAGAAAAAAATTTAATCTATCTTCACGAGTGAAAAATCCTTTTCCAGTGTTTGTAGCAGTACCATATATAAATAGTGCCATGTTTACTCCTCCTTTTATTTTGTTATATAGTTAATTTTGTTCATTATCAACTAGTTGTTATTGTTTTAACATTTAATGCTGTTGATTCTGGTGTAAATTCTTCTGTTGAATCTAAATTACTACCACCATATCCACCAAAAGCTGCAACTGAAGAAGATGGTGAGTTTGAAGAACCACCTAAACTTCTTCTATTTGTGGCTAATCCTGCAGTAGTTGTCCAAGTAGAGCCATCATATTGTTCTACTGCATTTAAATATGGTGAAGATGTTGGGGCACTACCTCCATAAACCATAGCAGCAGTTTGAAGCCCTGATCCAACAAAAAAATTTCTTGCTGTATTTAGTGATGGACTTGATGTCCAACTAGTCCCATCATAATGTTCACCTGTGTTTGTTGCAGGGTCACCAGGAGAACCTCCAACGCCAACGGCTGCAGTTTGGGTTCCAGCTCCTGCTAAATAACGTCTACCAGTGTTTAAATTATTTTGTTCTGACCAAGAAGATCCATTATATTCTTCAGTATCTCCTGTAGCACTTCCTGTACTACCACCAAAAAATAATCCAGCAGTTTGCACTCCACAAGCTCCTCCTTCCATTCTTGCTGTATTTAAATTATTTTGTTCTGACCATGAAGTGCCGTCGTATTCTTCAGTATGACTTTGAACTCCATCTGGAGTAGGAGGTGCTGTATATCCACCACAAGCTAAAGCAGCAGTTTGAATACCAAGTCCTTTAATACTTGATCTTGAATTATTTAAATTATTTCCCTCAGTCCAAGATGAACCATTATACTCTTCACTTGCATCAGTATGCGAACTTACATACCCTCCAAAAGCTAAAGCAGCAGTTTGAATACCAGATCCTCCAACACCTCTTCTTGCAGTATTTAAAGCGCCACCAGAAGCCCATGCTGCAGATGTAACAACGTTTGTTGATACTGTAAATTCTTCGGTTAAAGATTGTACAGCTGTAG